AAACCGAAACAAGGCATTACGGATATTCGTTATATTGATCCTCGAAAAATCCGTAAAGTTAGAGAAGTAAAAAAAGAAAAGGATCCTCAAACAGGGGTCCAGTTCATTAAGAACATCAATGAATATTTTATATATGATGATAAGGGTATTTCAAGTAAGCCAGGTCAGTATAAGTCTACAACTACTTTAGATGACAAGGCACTGAAAATTAGCAAAGATGCTATTTCATATTGCCCTTCAGGTTTGGTTGACCAGGACAAAAACATTCCTTTGTCGTATCTACACAAAGCAATCCGTCCAGCAAACCAACTTAGAATGATGGAAAATGCTGTTGTAATTTATCGTATTACAAGAGCACCTGAAAGAAGAATTTTTTATGTGGATACTGGCAACTTGCCTAAGATTAAAGCAGAGCAGTATCTCAAAGATATTATGGATCGCTATCGTAACAAACTTGTTTATGATGGTAACACTGGTGAGATTCGTGATGATAAAAAGTTTATGTCAATGCTTGAAGACTATTGGATGCCACGCCGTGAAGGTGGTAGAGGAACCGAGATTCAAACATTGCCAGGCGGACAGAACTTAGGTGAAACAGGTGACGTTGATTATTTCCAACGTAAACTGTATCAGGCACTTAATGTACCTGTATCGCGTTTGGAACAACAGGCTGGATTAAACTTTGGTCGTTCTGCGGAAATTAACCGTGACGAACTTAAATTTACCAAGTTTATCGCAAAACTGCGCCGCCGATTTAGTTCTTTGTTTGATGACTTACTAAAAACACAGTTGATACTCAAGGGTATTATTACTGAGGATGACTGGTCAGACATTAGACAAGATCTTAAATACCACTTTGCCTCTGATGCTTATTATACAGAGTCAAAGGAACAAGAAATTCTGCGTAGTAGAATTGAAGTTCTTAATGGTGTTGCAGGATATGTAGGACAATTCTTCAGTAAAGAATATGTCCAGAAAGAAATTTTGCGTATGTCTGACGAGGATGTTGCAAGAATTGATGGTGAAATAAATAGTGAAGCTGAGGCTGTAGAGCCTCAACCAGAAGGTGAGACAGAACAATGAGTGAAAATGAAATAAAACATATGGATGACGAAACCTGGAAACGCAATGAAGATGGTATTCGTAAAATGATGGACCAATGGGCTGATGGTAAATTGACTGATGCTCAGGCTACATTTAATGATGTTGTTGGATACAAAGCAGATAGTCTTGTTTCCGACAGAAAAGCAGAAGTAGCGGCGTCCATTTTTAATCAGCCAGTTGAACCAGAAGGTGACGTGGCTGATGCATCTGATATTATGCCAGATCAAACAGGTGAGGCTGAAGAACCAGTAGAGACAGAAGCAGAAGCGGAAGTAGAAACTGAAGAGCCTGAAACAGAAACAGAGGAAGAAAATGAAGACGTTTAAACTTTTTCGGGAAGAAGCAATCCCGGTAGAAAAGCCTAAGATGGACGATCCCACAGCGTATCATCCAACAGAAGTAGGCACAAAAGGTGACGAGACTCCTCCTAAACAAGGCAGCTCTGAAGATCCTAGTCTTACACATGTATGTGCTACAAAAGTTATTCACCCTAAGTATGGTGAAGGCAAACCTATTATGGGTGAACATGCAGAACCAGACGCACAGGGAAAAGTTTGGTGGTATAAAGTAATGTTTGAGCATGGTATTGAAACATGTGAAACTTATGCTCTCGAAGTTCTTGAAGAGGGCAGTCACGGCAATCATAAAAAGAAAAAAAGCTAAGGAATAGTAAATGGCAGTCACAGTAGACACACTTAAATTGACGCAAACTCAAGGCGTAGTTGCCGTCCGAGGGACTGCCGCTACAGGCACAATTGCGTTAGCAACAACATTAAAAAAATCAACCGAAACACAGTCTTCGCCTAAAGCAAATATCAAAGCTATTCACTGGGCTTTATCAGATAGTGCAAGAGCGATTGTTCAAAGAAACAGTAAGATGTTGTTCGAGCTTTCACTCAATGGTAAGTTAGAATTTTATGGTTTCTCTGATGATGACGAACAAGGTAGTGATATCGAAGTTGTTATCTCAGGTGGTAATGGCGGTACCGTTATTATAGAGGCTGCCAAAGTTTCTGGTTACGGTTCACAACAACATCAGAACCAGGGAGATCTAGGCTAATGAGACTTATTAAAGAACTTACAGAAGAAATTCAATATATTCAAGAAGAAAAAAATGGCAAGAAGACCCTATATATTGAGGGTGTGTTCTTACAGTCTAATCTTAAAAACCGCAATGGTCGTGTATATCCTAAAGAGGTTATGCAAAAGGAAGTTGCACGTTACACTGCAGAGCAAATTGATAAGAAAAGAGCTCTCGGTGAACTAGGTCACCCGGAAGGTCCAACTCTTAATTTGGATCGTGTGTCCCACATGATTACATCACTTAAAGAAAGTGGTGATAATTACATTGGTAGAGCTAAAGTTTTGGATACACCAATGGGTAAAATTGCATCTAATCTTATTGAAGCAGGTGCACAATTAGGCGTTAGTTCAAGAGGACTTGGCTCAATTAAAGAAAAAGACGGAATCAACGAGGTTCAGGATGACTTTGTTCTTGCTACTGCGGCGGATATTGTTGCTGACCCATCAGCACCAGATGCTTATGTAGAAGGTATTATGGAATCTCGTGAATGGGTAATGGTTGATGGTGTATGGCAAGCTCGTGAAATAGAGCAGGCACAAGCATATATCAAATCTACGCCTCGGCATGAACTAGAAGAAGCTAAACTAAATGTTTTTAACTCCTTCTTAAATAAGTTGTCCAAAATCTAAAAAAGTATAAATAATTTAGACATTAATAAAACTCTATTAGGAGAAAAACAAATGGCTGTAGAAAGCAAAATCAGAGAGCTTCTTGCTAAGAGCCGCGAAGTAGAAGCGGAACTTACTGAAGAAGCTAATGAACTAGACGAGGCAGCTGCTTCTCGCCCACTCGATAAGAGTCAGGGAGACGCATCAATGCCTGCTCAAGGTTCATCTAACTCTAGTCCTGAAATGGTTGACCTTTCAGGCACTGGTGACAAGAATGGTGGTCTTACTGCTGAAATCGGTAAAGCCGCTATTGGAAAACAAGGAACTGCTACTGCTCCTGCTACTACTGGCGCTGGTCAAGCCCCTAATTTTGAAGGCGGCACAGATACAGCATCTGTTGTAAATCAACCTACATCTCAGGGTGTGCGTGAGGACGAAGAAGTCTCTGACGAAGAAACACTTTTCGATGGTGACATTGAAGGTTTGTTCGGTGACGAAGATGGTCTTTCCGAAGAATTTAAAGTAAAAGCTGCCTCATTGTTTGAAGCTGTTGTCACTGCTCGCGTATCTGCTGAAGTAGAAGAAATTGAAAAAGAACTGGCTGAAGAAGCCCGTATCGCTCAGGAAACATTGAAAGAAGAAATGGTCGAAAAAATTGACGGCTATCTCTCATACGTTGCTGAGAATTGGATGAAAGAGAATGAACTTGCTGTTGAGCATGGTCTTCGCACAGAAATTACCGAAGACTTTATCAAGGGTATGCAAACTCTCTTTTCCGAGCATTACATCGAAGTGCCTACTGAAAAGTATGATGTGCTAGGTGAAATGCAAGCCGAAATTGATTCACTCAAGTCTAAACTTGACGAGTCTATTGAGGATAAAGTTGCAATGGTAGCAGAAAAAACAGACCTCCTGCGTAGTAAAATAATTGCTGAATCTACAACGGATCTTACTGTAACCGAAGCAGAAAAACTTGCTAAACTGGTTGAGGACGTAGAGTTTGATAATCAGGACTTGTTTGCTGAGAAAGTAGCTGTCATTAAGGAAAACTATTTCCCTAAAGTAAGAGCTACTGACGATGACAAAATGGACGATACTGTGGCTGAGGAAATGGTCGATGGCAATTCGCCAATGAGCATTTATGCCAACGCTATTTCAAAAGCAGTTAAAAAGTAATTTTTTATAAATAATATATAACCAACTAAACAGAGGAAACAAAAATGTATCTCTCAGAAGAACTTCAAAAGAAGTGGGAACCAGTCCTGGAGCACCCAGAATTGGGTTCCATTAAAGACCCGCACAAACGTGCTGTTACTACTGTTGTTCTCGAAAACCAAGAGAAAGCCATTCGCGAAGAGCGTCAGGCTGTTTTCGAAGCAACACATGAAAACAAAACAGGTGCAGGCATTGACAACTACGATCCAGTATTGATATCTCTAGTGAGAAGAGCTATGCCTAACTTGGTCGCGTATGACTTAGTAGGCGTTCAGCCAATGACTGGACCTACAGGTTTAATATTTGCTATGAGAAGCAGATATACAAACCAAACTGGAACCGAGGCTTTCTATAACGAAGCCGACACTGAACATTCAACAGTGGTTGCTGGTTCTGGAAACAACACATTAGGAAATGCACAAGACGGTACTCAACCATCTGGTAACAGTACTTCTTATAACTTTGCAGCTGGTATGGAAACATCTCAGGCTGAAGGTTTAGGATCTACTGCTAATGTTGGATTTGCTGAAATGGCTTTCTCAATTGAGAAGATCAGTGTTGAAGCAAAATCAAGAGCTCTAAAAGCTGAGTACTCTATGGAATTAGCACAAGACTTAAAAGCAATTCATGGTCTTGACGCTGAGACTGAATTAGCAAACATTCTTTCAACTGAAATCTTAGCAGAGATCAACAGAGAGATTGTCAGAACAGTTAACCTAGTTGCTGTTACTGGTGCTCAACAAAATACATCCGCTGCTGGAACATTCGATTTAGATATCGATTCCAACGGAAGATGGATGGTTGAGAAATTCAAAGGTCTTATGTTCCAAATCGAAAGAGAAGCTAATGAGATCGCAAGAGGAACAAGAAGAGGAAAAGGTAACATCATGTTATGTTCATCCGACGTCGCTTCAGCTCTTCAAATGGCTGGTGTATTAGATTATACTCCTGCTTTAAACTCTAACAATCTACAAGTTGATGATACTGGCTCTACTTTTGCTGGTGTTCTTAACGGAAGAATCAGAGTATTCATTGACCCTTATTTCGCACCTACAAGTGGTATCCACTACATGACAGTTGGTTATAAAGGTTCTAGCGCATTTGACGCTGGTTTATTCTACTGCCCATACGTACCATTACAAATGGTTAGAGCAGTTGGTGAAGATACATTCCAACCAAAAATTGGTTTCAAAACTCGTTACGGCGTAGTTGAGAATCCTTTTGCGAGAGGAACTACAGCTTTATCAGCAACTGGTGCATTAGATGACAATGCTAACAAATACTACAGAAGAGTATTAGTTAAAAACATTATGTAATCTCTGATTACTAGTTTTAAAAGAGCCCCTTGTGGGCTCTTTTTTTTTGTTGACTTTTAATAACATTTGTTGTATAAATAATAGTACGTTCATCTTAACTAGTTAAGACGGAAGTAAGAAACCTGAAAACCTCTCACATTCGTGGGGATAGCAAGTAGGCACTCAGCCGAACGAGACCGAAAGTTTCCGAAGGAACGCTATGAGAAGGGTGTATGGATTTATCCATATGTACGAAATCGATTAGACTACCGGAGGTAAATATGTTTTGCTACAGAGGTATAAAACACAATAAGGAAGACCTTAAGAAGCAAGCTACCAAGAAGTCCAAAGAAAGTGATACTGTCACTTACAGAGGAATTACTGGCAAAGTAGCAGCTTAAGTATCCTAGAGGGGGGCAAATTTGCCCCTCTCTTTTTTTCTAATAACTGTTGACTTCAAATCAACTATTTGGTATAATAGTTGTATGTTAAGGAGAAATAAAACGACAAAATTTAATAAAGAAGACTTTACTTGGGATGGAATGTATCTAATGTACAGAGGCCGTCATAACAATTCAATCGACATGGATGTTGCACATCCAAACTGTCACCCATCATGGAAGGGTTTACCTGAACCAGCTTTCATTGCTAGATTCAAATACGGTTATAAGCCATACAAAACTTGGATTAACTTCCTAGTTAAGAATAGTATTAATGTTGAAGAGTATCTACAGTTAGCTGAAGATATACACCCAAGAGGTGCAATGAAACATTTTGGTTACACTGGAAAATAACTGTTGACTTCAAATCAATAGTTTAGTATAATAGTTGTATATTAAGTAAGGAGAGAAATATGGAATACAAAGAATGGGATCAATTATCAGAGAAAGAGCAACTGCTTCAGTATATCTCTGACGAGCACAAAAGTGCTTATGGGTTCAGGCCTAGAGGTTCATATGACCACTTAACTGTGGTAGAGCTCAGAGCTGAGCTTACTCATCTTAATGAGGAAGCTAACCGCATCTATGAAGAAGAGCAAGCACATGCAAAACATTGTGCAGCTGAGTATGAAGATCATATTCAAACTCTAATTGATCTTGGTGCATCTAATAGACAAGTGGCTCTATGGTGGGACCTTGATGGAGATAAGTATTTCTCATTTGAGTATCCAGATATTGAGCATTATGTTTGGAATCAGGGATTCTTATTCACTGATGAGGGTAGAGCTCTTGTTAATGAGCTTACAGAACTTCTTAAAGATTCTGAAGAAGAAATGTATAGGAAGTATCTAGTAGCATGAGTAATATAAATGAAAGACACGGCGGACCTTATGATAGAGGTAATGCTGATAGTTATTATAGACGTCCATTCACTCCACACTTTTATAAAGGCGATACTTATAACAGCGACATAGTCGAACTAAAAGATATGTGTGTAAAAGAGATAGCTGAATATACAAAAGGTTTCAATGATAACGAAGCTAGTGCCATGTATAAGGAATACGACTAATGATAAAAGTTTATCAAGAGACTACAGATTGGGGTGACACTAAAGTTGCTAACGGTATCTATCATATAGATGGCAACGGTCATTTAGTTCAACATAACGATAAGAAATTCAAAACACCTATCAAAGGATTCAGCAAAGCTCGCAGAACATTTAAAAAGCTATATGAATATTAGCTGTTGACCTATTGATCCGTATGTAGTATAATTGGTTAGTACAATAAAGTACAGACATACACATACACACAGGAGAAAATATGTCACAAGCAAAATCTGGGTACGAGATACGTGCCGACTTACTAAGTATGGCTCAGTCTATACTAATCGAAAACTTACAAAGGAAAAATGATGCGGTCTATCTGCACAATGATAATTTTCCTAATGATAAGAAACCTTTGGTTACTAAATCAATCGACGCACAGGATATTATTGCTGTGGCAGGCGAATTGAATGAGTTTGTAAACGAGAAGTAAACTTAACCTGCTCGTAGCTCAATTGGATAGAGCATTAGCCTTCTAAGCTAAGGGTTGTAGGTTCAAGTCCTACCGAGCAGGCCAAATTAAATTTATGCGTTGACTTTATATGCATAATAAAGGAAGATAAATACTGTTATGGCCGGAACACAACCAACAAATAATAACTTCCTATCACAAGTAGGTGCTAAGTTTGTCATCAAGAAGATGCCAAATGTAAACTACTTTATTCAAAATGTCTCACTCCCATCAGTGGATGTAGGACAGGTAGAAGTTGCAACTCCTTTCAGTAACAGGATTAAAATGCCAGGTGACTTGGTCACGTATGGTGATTTAGTAATATCGTTTAGAGTTGATGAGGACTTGAATAATTATAATGAGCTATATAATTGGATCCTTTCCATGACAAGAGTAGAAGATTTCGAGAAAAGTACTGCTTGGACCAATGAACAAAGTCCAGGAAGTGATGAAAGAGTGTTCAGTGATGCTTCGTTAATATTATTAAACAGTGCCATGAATACAAATAAGGAAATACAATTCACAGACGTATATCCTGCCTCACTTTCAGACTTGCCGTTCACTACACAAGCAGCTGATATCGATTATATTGAATGTACAGCAACTTTTAGATATAGGGCTTTTAAAATAAATTAATGAATATTAAAGAATTTTTGGATGCTGCGAGAGCAGGCATCGTTACGGTGACGTTTAAAAAAATTAACAGTGATGAGATAAGGGTAATGCCTTGTACATTAAATGTTGATATACTTAAACAAAATGATATTTCAACGAAAGTAGAAAGCATTAGAGAAGACTCTGATCATCTAGTATGTTGGGCAATGGATAAAAAGGCTTGGAGATCATTCCGAGTCAATACAGTTATAGAATGGTATGCAGGTGAACCAAAAGAAGAAGTTAGCGATAAAAGAAGCGATAGTTGATACAGCAATAGGGACTGCCATTATGGCTCCTCTTAATTTTGTTATTATTTCTATCTGTTTTTCGTTGTCTTTTAATGCGTTACAGACTACAATAGCCTGTACAAGTGTGTTGTTTTTTATTGCAGTAGCAAGGAAAGCAACGGTTAGATTATATTTTGAGAAACACAATGACGTTAGAAGAAATACAAGCACAGTGGAGTAAAGACGCTCCAGTTGATAGAACAGACTTAGCTTCAGAGGCTAGTAGAATACCTCAGATGCATTCTAAGTACTTTAAAATATTCTCTGTAGAGAGACTATTATTAAGAAAACTAGAACAAGAATCTAAGCAACTATGGAAAGATCTTTGGGAATACTATCAAGGAAACTTTGACTATGAAGAGTTGAAGGGTAGAGGATGGGATCAAATTAATCAAAGAATTCTCAAAAGTGATCTTAACATCTACATTGATTCTAACCAAAATTGGATTGACAATAATCTTAAGGTAGCCTATCAAAAAGAAAAAGTGGACTTCTTAGAAGCCATAATTAAATCACTTAACAATAGAGGGTTCAATATCAACGCAGCTATTCAATGGGAGAAGTTTAAAGTTGGAATCTAATGGAAACATTAATAGTTAAAAAAGTAAACGAAGTTTACATGGAAGTAGATTGTGATGGTGGCTCTTGTTGGGAGCTACAGGATTACTTTACCTTCACAGTTCCTGGCGCTACTTTTATGCCATCAGTTAGAAATAAATTCTGGGATGGCAAAATAAGACTATTCAATCCTCAAACTAAAAAAATGTATGCTGGACTTTTACATCACGTACAAAAGTTTTGTGATGAGAGAGATTACAACTTAGTAGTTGATCCAGCTTATACTGATCAAGAGTTTAGTATAGCAGAAGCTAAAGACCACATTAAGAAGTTAGGATTACCTTTTGAAGTTAGAGATTATCAATTAGATGCATTTGCACATGCAATGAAGAAGAAAAGATCACTAATGTTATCTCCAACAGCCAGTGGTAAGTCTCTTATCATATATCTTATAGCATCGTACATAAGAAAGAGAACATTAATTATTGTTCCGACTATATCCTTAGTACAACAAATGGCCGGAGACTTCAAGTCATATGGATATCAAGCTGAGCCGCATTGCATAACAGCAGGTGTAGATAAAGAGACAAATAACTTACTTACTATTAGTACATGGCAATCTATTCATAGGATGCCTAAGAAGTGGTTTGAGCAATTTGATTTAGTTATTGGAGACGAAGCCCATTTATTTAAGAGTAAAAGTTTGACTTCAATAATGACTAAGACTGTAGGTACAGAATATAAATTTGGGTTTACAGGAACACTAGATGGCACTACAACACATAAATTAGTATTAGAAGGGTTGTTTGGTCCAGTAGAAAAAGTAACCACTACAGATGAACTGATAAAGAAGGGTACGTTAGCTGAATTTAATGTTAAGTGTTTAGAGCTTCAGTATCCAGATGAAATAAAAAAGATACATTCAAAAGATAAATACCAAGACGAAGTAGATTTTTTAGTTAGGAATGAGTCTCGTAATAGGTTCTTAAAAAATTTAACACTAAGTCTGCAAGGTAATACTTTAGTACTATACCAATTTGTAGAGAAGCATGGTAAACCCTTGCATGTAGAAATACAAAATGCAATTGCATCATCAGTTGAGAAAGATCGTCCATTATTTTTTGTATCAGGAGAAGTAGATGGAAAGGCAAGAGAAGATATAAGAGGCTTAGTAGAACAACACGACAATGCTATTATTGTTGCCAGCTTTGGAACTTTTAGTACAGGTGTAAATATTAAAAGGCTACACAATATTGTATTCGCTTCTCCAAGTAAATCTAGGATAAGAGTATTACAGAGTATTGGTAGAGGATTGAGAAAAGGCGATAACAAAGAAAGCGCTACATTATTTGACATCGCAGACAATCTTGCATGGAAGTCTAAAATGAACTTCACGCTTCAACATTTTGCAGAAAGAATTAAGATGTACAATGAAGAGAAGTTTAAATATAAAATATACAAAGTAGCATTAAAAGTATGACAGCAAAAGATAACATAGCTACAATAAAATTAACTTCAGGCGAAGAACTATTATCTATAGTTGAAAAAGGTAAAAATCCATTACAGTTAAAATTAATACGTCCTGTATTAATTCACAAACAAAATACAATGGCAGGACCAGTTTTATCTGTTTCACATTGGTTAATGTTTACAGAAGACAATGAAATCACTATAGATCGCAAGAATATCGTTGCCTTAAAATACGGAATAGAGGACAATGCTATTAATCATTATTTGAAGTTCACCCGTAATAGAGGTGATTTTTTAAACTTTAAAAGCCCTCAGATAGAGGAACTTTTGAAACAACTAGGAGAGAAGGTATCGCATGTTGAAGAAGAGTACTATGACGATGATGTACAACTTGATGTTGCAAACACCACTATACACTAATGCCAAGAGCTAAATCAATACATTACGTAGATAATAAAAAATTATATGCAGAGATGGTTATATACCTTGATGCAGTAAAAGAAGCAGAAGAATCTGATTCAGATAGACCAAGAGTACCAGAGTACATTGGTGAATGTCTGTTAAAGATATCTACAAGGTTGTCTACAAAACCAAACTTTATAAACTACACTTACAGAGATGAAATGATAAGTGATGGTATTGAGAATTGTATCAACTATATTGGAAACTTTAACCCTGAAAAGTCAAGTAATCCATTTGCATACTTTACTCAAATTATATACTATGCATTCCTTAGAAGAATTCAGAGAGAAAAAAAGCAGTTATACATTAAGCACAAATCGTTAGAGAGAAGTGTTATATTTGATGAGCTTGCAACAACAGATGGCAATCAGGAACAGGGTGATCAAGGTGCTTACATTAATCTTGACACTCCTTATATGAATGACTTTGTAGCTAACTTTGAAGCTAAAGAAGAAGAAAAGAAACAAGCAAGGAAAAAGAAGAAAGGACTTGAAAATTTTGTTGAGGAAGATAAGGTAGAGGATGATAAATGAAGATAGCTTTAATAACAGATCAGCACTTTGGAGCAAGGAATGACTCTAAGAGAGTACATGATCACTTCCAAAAGTTTTATGACAATGTATTCTTTCCTG